CCTTATCAGCACCAATGACGTAGTCAGTCATGTTGACAAGAATGGCAACGATGTCGGGCTCGTCACCAAGAATCTCGACCGGAACGATCGAAGAAACACGAAGCTCAGAAGCCAACTGGTCAAGCGAAGTATAAATACGACGACCAAGAGTGTCCTTGAGCAGCAGGAACTGCGCAATAATGGTCTCCGTGGTATACATAGTCGGCTGACCAGTACCCTTGTAGAACTGCCGGCTCATAACGATAGCATCCACGATCTCAGAGACCGAAGAGCTAGCGTCGTCGACGTTGACATTGATGGTAATCGTGTAGAAGTCGTCATCCGAAGCAATAGGACGGATGAAACCTTCCTGGATCTTGTCTTCGTCGTCAGCCTCACGACCGTCGCCGATCAGAACCGCACGAGCGAGTTCCTCGTCCAGCATGACCCGCATCTCACCCTTGATCCAGCTGACCACATCGAAGTCGGTGATGTCGATGATGTCATCACGGTCCAACTTCTGCTTCTTGTAGATGGTCTGCGGGGTCGTAACTCGACGAGACGTAGCGAAGAACTGCTCTTTCTTCAGGTTACCCTTGATGTAACCCTTCGCACGAGCGTCTTCGAACGTGAGGTCAGCAGTGTGAGTCTTGATACGGCTGAAAGGAGTCTTTCGAGCCCCACCAAGAACGCCGGCCACCCACTCCATACGCCGAGTGATCCACTCAGGCGCATTGGTCATCGCAGTCGCTTCTGGGAAGAGAACCTCGATGTCGGTGATGCCGTGCTCGAGAGCATAAGCCTCGACGGATTCCTTGAGGGATCCGCCCTTAATGGCGTCAGCGACAATTCCCTTCATTGCGTCATGAGAGATGACAGGAGCTGACTCCGTCTCATCCTTCTCGAAAACGTTCCGACTCATTTGTTCGCCTTCCTGGTCGTTCTGGTTAGTTTGGTCGTTAAGATTACTCTGCTCAACACTCCCACCCTCTTCGAGGGCCTGACCGACCATGTAGTGAAGAACGTCCTTTTGCTTATCGCTCATTGAGTTATAAACATCTTGGACGGTTTCGTCGTCACTACTAGTATCATCAGTATTGTCATCGGCGTGCTGAAGTTCGATTTCCAAATCAGTGTAAATAATGGCCTCATCGTCCAACACAACTTCATCACCATCGGAGTGGCGAATAGTAACGTTTTCGATGAGAGCACCAGGGTTGGCTCCGGACAAAACAAGGCTCACTTCACGAATGGCGCCGTGAAGAACTCGTCCCGATCGTTCAACAAGTTCATTCGCCCAAATAGAAAGGTGCCTAATGTCCTTGTGCTCGAGAAGTCCGTGCGAGTGAACAGCCTTAGCTGACTCGTTAAAGAAGCCATAGCAGTACACACCATCTTCGTCACGATTCTCAAGAATGGCGTGACCGAGAACGTTCTCTGGATCGGTGTGGCCGTGCTGCCAAACAAGAGGCACTTGCATCTTGTCCTGATGCTTGAAGGCACCAGGCATAATCGTTCGACCATCAGAGCATTTAAGCCCTGCCTTGGTCGCCCATCCGCTGAAATCAGCTTCCATTTTGACTGTCCCCTTCTAAAAGGTCAGGACCCGGATCGAATGATCCTTCCGGTTGAGGCATATTGCTGTTAGTAAGTGTGTCTGCTTTAGGATCGCTTGATGGAGGAATCCCCATGAATCCTCTAATCTCATTAGAGGACAGAATTTCATTACGAGTGAACTTGTCAGCGATCTCTGCAATGTCTTTAACAGGCACAAGCTTGAATGGGTCACGGAAGTATTTAATCTTTTGGTTGGCTTTAGTTTTAATGGGCCCAAGGAATGCTCGTTGCATTGATTCAACAATAGCGTCGATGATAGGCTCGATCGTACGGTTAAAGTAGTTAAGCATTGCCTCTTCTGTGGCAGTGCCATTCATCACTTCTTCAGTAAGACCTAGCTGGCTATACAACAATGCAGTGAGGTACTCGATCTGCTTAAGAAGATTGTTCTCGGCAGGACGGTTAAGTTGAGTAATCTTCTCAGTACCGTCAATGTAAGCAATGCCATACTGACTTCCCTTGAGTTGGAACTCAATGTCATCACGACGTTGTTCTGCTTGTTGCCTTCTAGACTCTGATTTAATGACATAAGGAAGTTGAATGATGATGTCAAGTTTACCAGAACTAGATTGCTCATCGACGGCGTCAAGAAGGCTAAGCTTCCTAATGAGTCGTTGAAGAGTCGAGTTTGGTTCATTCATAACCGCATAAAGAGGGTTTTCAACAATAGAAACAAATCGTTTTTCTAGGGTAATCTCTTCTCGTTTACCCTTGTTTTCGTTGTAAAGATTAAGACGAACGTGTCTTGGATACCAAGTAATTACATCTGCTACTCTTAAGGTAAAGATGTCAAAAACTTCATTGGTTTTTGGGTCTCTTGATGTATCAACAGGAACAATTGCAGCAACACCTTTATCAAAAAGGGTCATCGCAATGTCTTGCCTAAAAGACCTAGGTGCTTGATCGAGATTCGGCTCTAAAGTAAAACAATCGTTGAGAGAGCTCTCCATATCGTCTTTATAACGACCCTGATCATCTGTTTCAATGTGCTTAATTACAAGCCCAGAAACATCAACAGCAATTCTTGTATAAATAGAGGAGACGATCGAACGCTCACTATAAATATTCAGTCTAGGTCTAGACGCAGAAGTACCTCCAGGAGAAACGCCTCCAAAACTAGAGCTTTCCAAATAATTCAAACCAGAATTTTCAGGAGTTTCATTCCGAAAGGCATTCCAAGCTTTCCGCATTCGATCCATAATCGCCAAGACGAATCACCTCCCTAAATACGTCGTGCGGCGGATTTGCTAAGAATTCTAAGGGCGATTAATGCTCCAGCAGCAGTAACAATCGCAATATCTGACTTATGTGAGGTTTTCTTATTAGCGTTTGTATCTCGAACAGGAACCAAGTCAGTAATTCGAGTAGAGCCGAAACGCTTTACAAGATCCAGAGTAGTTGATTGACCTTTTTTACGCCGCTCTAATTGAGCACCGACACGTACGGCTTTTCTTTCGGAAGCGCCCCTAAGTCCTCGGCCTCTAACAAAATCGACTGGACCAATTCGTGCAGTAGATCTTAGTCTTGACGAAACGTGACCCCCACCACCTCCACGAATTCTTTGTCCGGATCGAGCAAGTGCCTGATTTCGACGTTCTCGTCGAACGCCCCACTTCATTCCTTTAACACCAGCGTGTTCTAAATCTTCTACATTTAGATGAAAATGTTCTAAGAGAAGTTCATCAACCTCGTTCACTCAAAAGCCTCCTTGTTTGCCTTATAAGCAACGTAAGCATCCATCATAGCGGAAACATTATCGATCTTTTCTTCAGCTCTCTTTTTAAGGAGCTTGCGGTTTCCATTAGTGTCTTCCAAAGTAACAGCGTTGCCCATAGCAAACGACATTAGGTCTTGATCGAAGATGAGTTTTCTTTCTTCAGAAAGAATCTTCAATTCTCCAAGAGGCACCGACTCAGTTCTTGCACCTTGAATGACTTTCTCAAGCCCATATGGTCCGTTTTCAATTTCCCATCGAGTAACAAACTCTTTAGCATTATATGGGTCAAAACCAAAACAACGAACATCATACTCGGACGTTTGAATAAACCCATCGAGATCATCATAAACTTCCATCATGTCCAACACAGTGCCTTCTAAGACATGAAGGCTTCCTTCTCGAATAAACTCCTCATACTTATGGCGCATGGCACCAGGAAGCTTCATCAAAGTCAAATCTGTGATGTAACTTCTAGTTTTAATACCAAAAGAGAAATTCTGAAAGGGAAACATAAGTGTAAACGCACAAAAGTCGTCGCCTTGTGAAAGGTCAGCGCCAAGAGCACAAGGCATTCCCCAAAATTCTCTGGTTTGATGTGGAATTGTTTCTTCGTATGTAAAGAAATAAGTGTATCCCTCCATTGGGATGCCAAACCGCTTTGCTAAGATGTCGTTTCTTGCTGCGGGAGCTTTTTCAGCTCTTTCGACATCCAAATGATAGACATCATATGTTACCGTCTTGCCTAGATTCGGATTTGCTTTCAACCATGTAGCTGGATCAGCAACTTCTTCAATTTCATCCAACTTGTAATGCCAGATCGAAATGTGCGGAGCTTGATACTCTCCTCGAAGGATAGTAGCGAGTTCCATTTTGATTGTGTCGCCAGAACCATTCCGAACAGTTCCTTCAGAACTAATAGCAACGATCAAATAGTCCTCCATCTTGGAGGCACCCTGTTCAATTGCACCAACAACATCTTCTCTAATGTCTCCAGACAACCATTCATCAACAGTTGATACTTTAGGTCGGAGACCTTGAAGCTTGTTAATGGTCATAGGACGAACCTCTAACAAAGAACCAGTGAGAAAGTTCTCAATGCCCTTTTTGGTAGAAGC